CCGGTTTTGTGTTTACCGACTAGCAGTACCTATGAGAACCTTAATAGGTTCAGGTCGACCATAGCTCGTTTGCTTAAAGAAAATGGGTTAAAGCGCAAATTGTTTGAAGTATTCGAAAATACCTATAAAACAACAAGCACAAAAACACATGCGCCCGAACACGGCCATCTGATCAGAAGATATTTCCAGATCTTTCATCTATGTTCAGATGTAGGAGCTTTTAAAAAAGCTCCCGGATCCAGAAAGATTATTACCAGGCACCAGTACGTAGAGAGTTGTGAAATTCTCTTTCGTACATATATGGTTTATCAGCCTCTCTACGAAATCGTTACGATCTACCATCCCCGAGGGGATGGTAGGTCGAAACGATATCATAAAATTATAGAGAGTCTGAACCGCCTGGCGGTGAGGATGTTGTTCATAAATGTGAACAACGTGGGTGAATTGAAAATCAAGAGTGATTTTCAGGTAATTCACGCTAGGGGTATGGGAATGGAGCTTACTACGAGACCTTTCTTTTTTAGAGGTCCCTTATGGCGTTTTATTTGTCGCCATGCTGCCAGAATGAACTGCGGATCCAAAAAGTCCGCTAGATTTATTCGCAGTATTTATGAGAGTAAGCGTAATTGGTTAGTTCTTCCAGACTCTTACGAAAAAGAGTGTATGGAAAAACATAAGAAAACCATGTCCCGCGAGGAGGAGTTAGATGACATTGCAGCCTTCTGGATTAGAGAGGCTGTAGATACTGTCATCCCCCCTCCGGGGAGCCGTTTCCATGAACCCTACAGGAGCGGAACGATCTGTCCCACTCATAGTGCTTGTCTCCAAAATTCTAGGAAGAATGGAGGAAACAAAAGTTATTGTGTGGTGAACAGATCGATACCACTTGGCTTCATTTCAATGAAGGAGAACGTTTCTCAAGAACAGTTTAAGACCTGTTATGAGAACAGGGAACAACACATTGTTCAATATCAGAGTATAGCTGAACCTGGAAAATTTAGAATAATAACTAAAGGACCAGGCAACCTATACACTGGTGTTAGAGGGCTTCAAAAGTATATGCTATCTAGATGGAAGAAAATGACTTTCTCCACTATGAAAGATAACTTTGAAGATGTCCTCCATGAGACAATGGCTGGGAGCTTTAGGAATATACGATTTATTCAGCGAGGAAAAGATCCTCACTATAATTCAGTAGACTATTCATCTGCTACTGATTATCTAAAGATACAGGCAACTCAGGTAGCCATTGAGCGAATCATCGAAAATCTCCAATTAGAGGAGAAATTCCCTGAATTAACTCAAATGGTTAGAGAGTGCCTCTCACCAGCATGGATCTTGTACCCTGACGGTGACGTGGTGCTACAAAGGAATGGTCAACTTATGGGAAATCCCTTAAGTTTTCCTCTTCTATGCATCATCAATCTAAGTTGTTACTTAAGATTGAGAGGTCACCGGTATGATCTCCATCGGGAGAAGCTATTTATTAACGGAGACGATATAGTGTTTCAATGGGACCGTGGTGGATTTCAAACATTCATCCACCATGCGGGAGAGGTCGGACTTGTTGTAAATAAAAGCAAGTCTTATGTTCACAGAGAATACTATTTAGTTAACAGTATTCTAGGTTATCGGAATAAAACCATTGGTTATTATAACCGAGCCCTGGCCATAGGCCATCGTGTGAAGACTGAGCCAATGCGAATGTTATCGCAGGCACGTATCATCCAAAAAGAACTTTTGGATGGTCCTCCCGAGGAACAGAAATTTGCGATGACTCTCTTCTTGAAGTCACTTGACCAAAAGATCAAGGATAACTTTAAGGGAAGATTCAGGCCAAATTACTTCATTCCACCCGAGTTGGGTGGTTTGGGTCTCATGAACCTTACCGGTCGCAATGTGGGTCTAACCGAAAGTCAGAGGAAAATTGCTTCCTACTTTTCCCAGCATCCTTATGAAACAATCATAAGTGAAGCTGTAGGAGATAAATTCTCCAGTGTTACAAAAGCACTAGAAAAGTTTAGGAAGATAAGGCCTCATTTAGTTCCTTTCGAAACTTATGGACCCATTCCCAAAGAACGGTTTTATGATCCTGAAAATGATATGATCAGGTGTCTGGCCTCCACTATGTGGGAAGAAGACACTATCATTGAACAGGACTACCTCATAAAGAAGTTTTATTGGAAAGCCCTTAAGAGCAACGTTCCCTGTATGACCGAACAGAAAATTCTTTCTTTCAGTCTTCATCGTTTAGTCTTGAGTCCTGCTATTATCAGCAAGACTTTTACTATGCGAGCAGGTGAGCTTCTCTAAACGTGGTGACAATTCAATCCTATAGGTAAGTCCGACCGGAATTCCCGGGTAGGCTCTATGGGTGCGAATGTGATCACGGTAGATGGCACCTTCAGTAATAGTTTGGTCACATCCTAGTCAGGTGAATAAGACCTTTCAGTAGGAGATAAGTTCTCTAGACTGTAAAGGCTTCGCCGCTGACTATAAATAGGAGTGTGACCCATTGAAGGTTGATACAGACGTTAGTTTAGCCCATCCTCAGGATGGGCAGCCTAGCAACCTTATTCTATCAATCCAAATTAATTAATTAACTCAAATGTCAAGAACCAAAATTGTAGACCGCGCTCCCATTGCAGAGTCTCGAAATATCGTGGCCACAGAGCCCGAATTTCGCTCTATCAAGGGAGGTATCCGTATCAGACACCGAGAATACTGGCATGATCTGTCAGTAGACACTAGTGCCTTTTCCTTGGCTTACTACGGTATAAATCCAGGGAGAGGGGACGTGTTCCCCTGGTTGTCTGAGGTAGCCGCTCACTGGGAACAGTACAGATTTCGTAATTTGAAATTCATGTACGTTCCGAATTGCCCAACCACTACGGCTGGTTTTGTCTCTATGGCAATCGATCGCGATGCCAGAGATACTCTTCCCTCAACCAAAGCTATAATGCTTGCATTTTCGGGAAGTGTGTCTGGATCCTCTTGGAGCAAGAAGGTTTGCTTCCTGGACACAAAGAGGACCAGAGATGAACCTGTTCTTTATGTAAGATCAGGTTCTCAACCCCTGAACACTGACATCAAAACATATGACGTCGGCAATATTCTTATTGCATATGGAGGCCATGCCTCTTCTATCGTTGCAGGAGAAATCTGGGTCGAATATGATGTGGAATTGTTCCATCCACAACTCAATGCGCCACCTCCGTCTGCGAAGATCACTTCGACAGATGATAATTATTGGTGGACTTTGGCTTCAACTCTCGAACAGAATGATTTGGGTATTAAGATTAATGCGCCAAACACAATGTTTTTCGAGCGGCCCGGACAGTACCTTCTTTCATGTTTTATTAATGGCGTTGCTAATCCTACGGGATTTACTCAACCCATTATTACAGGAGAAGGGACTTCTGAAGTCTTAAATGCGTTCTCCAACGGGACGTACGGCTATTATTCTGCCGTCTTTGATGTCGGCATTGGGGACTTGCTAACCATGCCTGCCCTCACAGGTGCTATAACCTCTCTCATAACACGGGTTGCCGTGTATGAGAAAAATCTAGGTTAGGCATCTAATCCTAATGATCTGGTCCAATAGTGAGATCTCTATTGATTTAGGGAACCCTCATTGTTGGGCTTATTGGGGACCACGGGCCCCCCGACTGTGGACGTAATTAAAGTCCTTATCAGACAGAACCCTTAGTCACGGATCGATCACCCTCTGTCCTTCCCTGGCCAACCTCGCGAAGAAGCGGGGACACGGCCATATTGGCAAGTTCAAAGCTGTGAATGGAGAAAAGTGCTATGTCTTTCATAGTACGAATTATCCAACCTGTTTTGACGGTAGGTCGATAGTGATTAAGTGGAGCTCGACTTGATAAGTCGTCCTGGGTATTACAGTAAGAACTAAAATATACCCTTCCATTCATATCCGAATGGTAAAAAGATCAGGATCCGCCGATTTTATAATCTGGGCTAGGAACTGAAACCAAGGATTGCACTGAGACCATAGTAGTACTCAATGCATAGGAGACAGTCTTAGAAGTACCTTAGCACGAGCTTTATGTCAGCACCTTAGTCGGTGTCTGCCATTCAGCAGGATTGTTAAGGCCCCAGGTCACTTAGCAC